CGGTTTGGTGTAGTTACCGGCTTCATTGACGTGACTAACCGTGCCACCCTTTTTATACATGGTGACATCGTTCGGGTCATCCTTGCGAACAACCGTCTTGGCTTTAGGCATCTTGGAGGGGGCGATTGCCCCCATGCCGCGAGAGGCCATCATCAGATCATCTTTCCACGGGTTTTGCCGCGTTGCGCAATACCGTCAGCACGGCTGGAAGCTGAGCCACCCTTGGCAAATGGTTTACCCATCTCCGTCTTGGTGGTGGGTGCAGCCTTCATCTTCTTGCGCATCTCTTCGTCTTTTGCTTCTTCCATAGACTGCTTCTGACCTGCGGTCATTGGTGCTTCACTGCCACGAGTTTCACGTTTTACTTCAGCATCAGCTTCATCTCTGGCTTGCCCTACGCGATCCAAAGTAGCTTTTTTAGACTCGTTTTTCATCCAGTTTTTATCCCACGATTCTTGCGCCGCAGCATCGCCAATGGTTGTTTTAGCGCCCCACTTACGTTCCGTAGTTTTTGGCATGATTCACCTCAATACATCTTTCCACGGGTTTTGCCGCGTTGCGCAATACCGTCAGCACGTTTAGATGCTGAGGACATAGTAGGTTTAGAAGTCTTCACCGCACCACCCTTATTAAACGGGCGCCCTCGCAAATAACGTCCAAGTGCGCCCTGTTTAGCCTCAGCGCGAGCTTGAGGAGAGTCAGCGACGTGTTCAGAACCACCAAACACCGCAGCACGAGCTGCACGACGTGCTGGACCGCCTTCGCCACCTGCATATTTAGCAGGGGATGCGGCTTCAATCTTAGAACGAATTTCCGCGTCTGACATAGGTGCTGCTACCGAAACTTCTTCTTCGTCGCTTCCACTTTTTCCCGAAGAACGAAGGCCACCTACATCTTCCTCACGTTCAATCGCTGCGGAATCACCTTTTTTCTTGCTAAGCAAATAAGCAGCAGCGCCAAGTCCGGCTAACCCTGCTAAATCACCACCACGTAAACGTGCCATTTATAGCTCCTTTAGCAAGTACGACCGCCACCAGCCATCTTAATCATGGTGCCTTTGGTTTTACCTTTGACCTCGATACCGCCGCCACGAGCGTATTTCTTCGCAGCAGAACCGCCTTTACCGTACGGGGCCATAGCCATCTGATCTTTTGCGATGTCTTTCTTGGAGCGCATCATGCCGCCCTTTTTCATCGCGCCCATTTCAGCGGCTTCGTGTTTAACCATAGAAGCAGGTGCGCCCTTCTTTTTCATAAAGGACACTTCCTTCTTTACCATTGCTTTGGATTCTTTCATTTCGCCACCTTTATTAAATTTGCGGCCTTTATCCGCAGACAAAAAATCCTTCCCTACGGAGGAAGGCACACCAACCTTTTTAGCGAAAGATGGGTTAGATGCCACCGCCGCCATGAAATTGTGTTGTTTCTTACTAGTACTAGGCATTGCTTTGCCTCCTACATCAGCCGATTTGCCACCTGTTGTCCAAGTGCCAAAAACAGATTTCATACAAACTTACCGCGAGTTTTTCCGCGCTCAGCACATCCATCTGCACGGGCTGAAGCAGAAGACACAGAACCCCCAGCCTTATACCCAGCTTGGTTGTATGCCTCTTGATCGCGTACGCTTTGCGGCACTTTCTTAAAGTCGGCAATCGCGCGTTTAAAGTCTTTGTCCGCTCCGGCTTTGTACGTAGTAGACATCCCGCTTATCACGTCACTACGCGCATTCGCCGCTTCTTCTGCGCGTTTACGCGCATCTTCCATCTTTGCTTTGTAATTAGCCACGCTTTAACCCCTTAAGAGTCTGTGCTAAACGAGCACGTTGCCCCATTTTGCCGGGGGCTTTAGCAGCTTTTGCTAATTTCTTAGCAGGTATAGGTTTATCGCCCTTAACGCCAAGAGCCGAACGCAAAGCACCGGGCTTCTTAATAGCTTTCTGAATCCATTTCTCAGCCATCACACCACCCCGTTAAAACTTTAGGGGCAAACCTTTGCCCACAAAAAAGCCAACAACTAAAGCACCGACAAGCAGCAAAATCTTTTCAATGAAAGTTTTGCCAACCTTTTTGTAGAACTCATCTGATAGCTCTTCGATAGCAATCCTTGCCGCTTCTTTGGCAATCAATCGTTCGCGGTCTGTAAGTTCAATGTTGTCCATCTCAACATTTCCAAGCTCTAAGACTTTTGTTAATACGAGAATTTGGGTCGTTCGCTGTCTTTGCTGAAGTCAACTTCTTCTTCATACCGCTCATGCGGGCACAGAAGGACGCCTTTCTTGGGCCTCCCTCCGGTTGTGGTGCTTTCAACCCGGGCTTGCCCGGATTGGCTCGATTGTACGAGGCTCGCCCCTTGGCGTTCAGGCCACCAGAGGGGTTCTTGCCTTCTTTGCGTTGCCATGTTGGAGTCTTAGCCATTACGCCGCATCGCTCAAGGTTTGTTCAACAGGGGTTAGCATCGGATACAAGATGTCGTTACCAAAGTCGCTCAAGTATTCATGCACTCCCATGTGACCAAGCTTGATCGTCGGGTCAATCCAAATGTCGAACCCAGCTGCGCGGGCGCGATCACAGAATAAGAAGTCTTCACCGATGTAGCCTTGTGGCGTGGTCAGGAAGTCAAAGTAAGCATGAAGGATCTTGTCGCTGTTGGTGTCTTTGTGCGCCCACTCAGGGTGGTCTTCACGCAACTTTTCAAACACCTTGCGCTGAATCATCATAAAACCAGTGGCAATACGGTGAGCTTTTACATTACCCATCGGGTCCATACTCACCGTACCTTCAGTACCATTTACACCCTCACCGCCATCAAGCGAGAGGATGTACACCTTGCCCTCTTTACGGGCTTGGTAAGCGCCGCCAACAATGGCTTTGCTTTGGTTCCACGCGAGCAAACGGATCACTGAATCTGGATCAAACGTCATGTCCGAATCAATGAACATCAGATGATCGCAATCAGACTGCATGAACTCGTACGCAATAAGGTTTCGCGCACGGGATACAACAGAACAGCCGCAGATGCTGCTGACCTGAATATGAATCCCATGCTCCAACACTTTCTGAGCAAGCTGCATTAACGATACTGCCATCTTCAAACCTACTTTATGGTCGTAGGCTGGAAGACCAATCATTATTTTTTTGCCAGCAAGATCGAAACCTTTTTGGTTTTGCACGAATCACCCGTAGAAAATTGTTAAACCACTTTGGTTACTTAACTGCGCGTAAATGCCGTTCAAGGCTAACAAGCCTTCACCCGGAATCAGCATTGTTTGGTTCTGCGGCACACCTGAAGTTGTGAGCGCAGCAGTATGAATAGACATCAACCAACGCCCACCAGCAGCGGTAAACGTGCATGCGGTAGAAGTAATTGTTCTGCTATTGATATCAGTAATCGTAAACACGCTTGAGCTTGAAACAGTAACGACGTAGTTACCATTCGTCGCTGACACCCCAGCATTAGCGGCGAACGTAATACCGATACGATCACCCGTGTTTAAGCCGTGAGCCGCACTGGTAACGGTAACCGTCGTGCCTGATTGAGTGTAGCCGGTAGCCGCTGCTGTGGGCGCAGCAGTTACATCCCACATATTAATCGAGCCAGCAGTTGAAGAAGACGTGTACATCAGCCCTTTCAAGCGAGTGCGATAGGTGACAACAAACCCAGAGCTGTTTAGGTGCCCTGAATAGACATCTGTCTGCATAATTAATCTCCTAAAAAGTTAAACAAGGGGGCACAAAGCCCCCTAGAGATTAATTAGTTCTGGTTGTATGCTGGGTTAGCCACACCGTCAGAGCCACGCACAACGTACGCAATCACAATCGTTCCCGCACCAGTCGTAGCCGAAGCAAGCGTGTAGGTCACAATCGCGTCGGTCGTACCAACGTTATTGATTAAACCAGCAGCAGTCGTGCTTGCAGCACCAAGCGTAAACGCAACAACACCAGCAGTGGCGGTTGGAAGCGTCGCGGTGTTCGTGATGTCAGTTGCGCCAATCGAAAGCTTTAACGTGCCAGCGCCATACAGCGTTGTGCAGTTAAAAGAAATCGAAGTAATTTGTGCGCCAGCAGGAAGAACAAAAGCTGTTGCAGCAGTGCCGCTTGTTCCAATTGCAACGCTTTGGGACACGATGGTCGCGCCCATGTTACGAATTGTTCCAGCAGTCGAGCCGGTCGTGTTTTTAACGGTACCGAGTAACCACGGTCCAAGATGAGTAGCGAAACCCATTTAAATCTCCTTATGCACAAGTCGCCATACCATCAGTGCACTGTCCTCTAGGTAGGTTGGTATGACTGAAATCCTAGCTAATTAGATACTACACTAAAAAACAAAAAAGGGGGGTTCTTAGGCCCCCCTTTCGTACTACTTACGCACCTTGCGAACCGAAGATTCCAAGGGGATCAGACCAGCCGAAGCTGTAACGCTCACGGCTCTTGTAACGGACGTTACCGGTATCGAAGTCTCCGTCCATGCTGTTCGACAGCGGGGTACGAACGAAGTGCTTCAAGCCGTTAGGCACGTCTGTGCACAAGAACCAGCCGTTCGGGTCGGTCAAGAAGTGGTTGATACGATACCCTTCAGGAACCGAGCCGTTGCTCTTAAGCGCGTTGACGTCGTTGTCAGTCGTACCGACGCGGAGTTCGGTTTCTAACAAACGAGTAGCAACGAATTGCAGCGCTGGGGGAACAATCAACTTACGGGGTTTAGCGGCGATCAGCAAACCACGCTCGTCCGTCCAAGCAGCGATCTGGATAACGGCGGCTTCAAGTGAAGTCTCGTTCAGGTCAGCTTGGGTTGCGGGAGTGTTGCTGTTAACGCCACCCGAAACAAGCGGGTGATCCGTGGCGCAAAGAACCTTACCGTCACCACCGGTGTAACCCGAGGTAAAGGCATTGTTCAGAATTGCGGCACCTTTCACTTGCTTGGTGTACGCCATAGCACGAGCTAACGATTTGGTGTAACGAGCCGACAAGCTGTCGTACAAGTTATCCTCGATGGCCTCTTCGGTCAGCGAGAAACCCAAAGCGATGGTTTCGTGTTGGTAACGGGCGGTCCATGCTTCTTGCGCGTTATCGTACGCAATCGCATTGCCTTCATTTTTAACAGGAGCGGCAGAGAAACCAGACAGCTTGGTTTCTTCTTCAAACGAACGCTCAGAGGTTTCGGTTTCGAAAATCTCTTTGTGCTCTTCGCCGTAACGAGCATACTCCAAGCCGAACAATGCGTTCAGACCGGGGAGAAGCTCTTTCAGTAGTTGTGCGCGTGAAATAGCCATTTAAATATCCCCTTAGATGCCAGTGGCGCCGCGATAAATATGAACACCCTGAGTCCAAGTCACGAGGACTTCGACAAAGGAACCAGCGGCAGTTGCTGTGTCAGGCACAACGTCTACCACTTTGAACGTGTAGGTGCTGGTTGTGCCAGCCGCGTTCAGGATTGCTTGCTGCGAATCACCGGTCACGGTGCTACCAACGTTGTTCACGAGCTGAGCGTTCCCGCCAACCAATGAAGAACGAGCAGCTTGCGCCACAACGGTAGTACCAGACACGATTGCACAACGCATCACCAAGTCAGGATCGTCAGCCACGTAAGCTTGGATCGAGTTGGCGCTGTCAGGCGTGCCAGTCGTGCTAGCTGGGTAGTACTGCGCGTAAATGCGCTGACCAGACGAGTTGATGTATGAACAGCCAAGGAACACACCAGCAACTTGAACGGAGGTGGTCGTGTTAACAGTCGTACCGCCGCCAACCACGCAGCCGGAAGCCGACATTAGAACAACGTCACCATAGAAAATTGCTGTGCCCCAGCCGCTTTCGATGGGAATCTGACGGGTTGAGCCAGCGTAAACCTGACCACCCAGCAAATTCACCGGACGAAAGCCGTAAGGCTTGTCAACGGTTGGATATGCCATTTAAAACTCCTAAATTAAGTTAAATACCCGAACCAAAAGTCGTCGAAGATTTACGCTCTTTAAATAGCGGCATCCTCGGGTCATTTTGGCGCATTAATGTATTGTCCACTGCATCCGTCTGAGCCTGCGTTTGCGCGGCATAATGTGCATTACGCTGCTCCACAAGTTCGTTCGGGGTTTTACAGAGTAACAACCCGCCAACCTCAACGTTGTCTTTAAAACGACTGGTTGGGTCAACTAACAGTCTAAATTTTGGCTGCTCTTCAATGCGAACTGGCTCCCAACCTTCACGAAGTTTCGATGAAATATTACGGGGGTCAGCCTGATTTAAAGTAGCCACACGAATCCATCTATATTTGAATCCGGGCTGTTTATCCGGTTCCGGCAATAGCTCTGGTTGCGACCATGTCTTTGGGCGCTCAGATTGGGTTCGGTCATTCAGTTCGCGTGCAAGTCTGTTTTCAGCCATGTTAGTTCTCCAAGGTTTTAGCAAATTCCCGAGCATATTGTTCGGGGCTCAATCCCAACCGCTTCGCAATATTTAACTGCGATGTTTTTAGCACGATCTTTTTGGAGGATGTGCTACGGGATGCCGGAGCAACCACAGTGGCGGGTTTTACTTCTGTGCGCGTAACGGGCTTGCCGCCCCCGTTCGACGTTTGTACATCATCTCCCCAGTACTCGGGGAAACGGCGTCGCATCGTGTTATCAATACGACCCCAATAATCATCACTTCCTACGAAGCCAGTTCCATGTGTTTCTTCCAGCTTACGATGCAAGCCCAGTGCGGCTGCAGTCATTTCTGGATCCTTCCCCCACCACGGATTGCGCTCTTGCCACGCAGCCGTTTTAGCATCAGGACGAGGAACTTGGACTTCCTTAGTTTCGGTATGTACCTCAATTTCAGGTTCTTGTAAAGGGGGTTTAAAATCTTTTATTCGCTGAAGTTTGTAATTAGCTTCAACAAACTTAGTCTGCGCTTCAACAATCTGATCCGCATCACCTGACTCATGCGCCTCCTTATAGGCGCGTTTTGCCATCTCTACCTCAAGCTCAGCGGCGCCTTTTGCCGTATCAATGTGGGTCTTTT